ACCCAGCCCTCCTAAGCAGAAGCCAAAGCCAAACCCTAACCCAACCAACATCTAAAAAAAGAATCCGCGTTTCTTTTGTGTCCTTTTCTTGTTTTTACCATTTCTCTTATTTTGACCCCGTAATGTTTTTACATATTTGTGTTTGAGTTTTCCATAATTCCTGGTTTTTATTTTTGCGATTTTTATGTCCGCTGGTCTATAAGACAAGAACCATTCTTGAAATTCTTTTCCAGTTCGGTCTTGTCTTAATTCCCGGAATTTTTGGGCCTTTTCAGACCTTATTTCTTCAATTGTTTTTTGATGTCCGTAACAAACAATATTGAACCGTTTCAATAGACCTTTTTGACTTAATCTATTTTTTTGTTGTAATTCAAATAAATAGTTTGCCATACACAAAATACGGTCCACATTATAATATTTTTTTTCGGCATACACAAAGGCCAAATAATAACTCAACATCGTATCAATCGTGGCTATTTTTATTTTCTGACCTTTTATTGTCATTTGATTATAGCTATGGCAAGCAATCGGCTGATATATAAATGCGATTGTATCTTTACCAATCATGATTTGATAATTTTTTGGAATCACATCTCCGATTGCTTCATTTAGTACAATACGCGCATTATTCATATCAATATCTTTTAATCGTTCCACCACAATTTCAGCAGTTAAACCCGCATCCTCGGAAATAACATCAAAATCCGGTATTTTTTTGACTTGATGATGTATTTCTTTTGGCATATATTTGGCGTACATTGACATGGCATAACCTCCAAAAAATACGACGGATTGATTAATAAGCGTATTTTTTACATTTTCATAAATCGCGGCTTCTTTTTTGTCATCGCTCATTTCTCTTTGAAAATCAATATCGGCACAATTTTCGGTTTTAAGTGGATAGTTTTTATTCAATAAAGTAAGTCTTTTCAATATTTTTTCCCATCGAGATATATCGCCTGCGGGACGACTCAATTCAAGATACATGGACATTCTTAAAAAATTTGCGGGTGCGTATAAAATACCGCCCACACTAATACTTTCGCGTTTAATGCTTTTATACAAATCAACATGTAATAAGGTAATGTCGGCGATTGGAATAAAATTCACAAATACTTTGTATGTCCCGTGATGAACGCCGGATTTTGCTTCAACCTCACTAAATCCTGCTTTAAAATACAAGTCGGCCAATTCTTTGGCATCATTTAACGCATTGGGACTAAAAAAATCGTAATCCGGAATTTCAATGTCTTTATCATAAAACTGTTCTTGTTTAGGAAGTATATTATTGATGGCGGTACCACCATAACAAATAAGACTTTTTTTCTTAATAAAGTTTTCAACAATAGTTAAAATTTTTGTGATATCTGGTGAATTAAGCGCTTTTTTACGAACCATGTGTTCTGCCTTGTCTACAGCGGATCGTAAAATGACTAATTCACAATCTTCAAATGACATATTTTTTTCGCATAGTTTATTCATATTTTCCTAGATATATTATCTAATATATGTTGAGATAATATATTTACAACACCTAGTATAATCCCTAATACCTAATCTAGCCCTTCTAAATATTGAAACTATAATTTTGTGTACTGATTGTTCGTGTTTCATAACTGAGTGCTGGATTTTGATCAGGTGGTTCAGGTACAGTAGTTGGTATATCGCGTAAATTTTCGGGTTTTAATACAAATGCACATCCTGCGTCTCCAAAAAAATTTTCATTTTCTTGTAAATTAACATCATTCAACTGATAACGCATGGCAATCATTTGGCAACCGGTTAATCTCGCTGCGATACCGCTTAAATTTGGCGGATTTTTTCCTTTATCTGGCATAGCAATCGTCATATTTTTTTTATTAAAATTCTGTAATTCAGAAAGATCTGGTGTGTTTTTAATATCATAGTTTCTAAGAGCGCGCATAAATATAGAATTACTCAAAATATTTACATATTCATATAAATCTCGATTATCCATAAATGCTTTGTTACTATTGTCAATAATTAACACAATTTTTTTCGACAACTCGGACAATTTTATATTTCCGAAGTTAGTTTGTCCATTTCCATAACTTGTACCTGGTCCCATAAAATATTGGTCATAAGTATCAAATATATTTGCTAAATTTTGAAACATTTTTTGATTGTTGCTCTTTATTCTTAAATGAATTAATATTGGATCATTCGGATTTGGCGCTCCAGTGGTTGAAAAAGCATAGTTTATGATGATTTTCATAGCATCAATAAAAGGAACACTATTGTATGTTTCCTTAATATAATAACTATCGCTTGTAGAAGTCGCAATAACCGGCTGATCGTTAATCGAATAAATTTCAAAATCAAGACCCCGACATCCTTGTTTTAGAACATTTGTCAAATTACATGTATTCACATAATCATTCTTGTATGATCCGCCACTACAACAATTATACGCGGTTTTAATATAGTAATCTTTCAAAGTATATTTTGAATTAGGATTTGCCAAACTAATGGACTGTATTTTACCATTTATAGTACCATACATTTGATTCATATAACTACATTCACGATTCATTAAATTTTTAATATATAAATAATACCCCAGAAATGATATTATAATTATTACCATAAACCCTGTAAAAATATATGAAACAATACTATCTCGGTTAAAAACATTTTTAATTTCGTCTTTTAAATCTTTTATGACATTATTATTCATCTTTTAGTAGTATCTATTATATAATAATAAAAGTAATTAAAATTCTTAAAGTAAATATAATTAAAATATTAATAAAAATAATTAAAATCAGTTAAATATAAATTTATTAGTATTATATAATAGATAAATGAGTGGAGGATTAATACAATTGGTTTCAGCAAGTAATCAAGATATAGTTTTGACCGGTAATCCAAGTAAAACATTTTTTAAATCTACATATCATAAATATACGAATTTTTCATTACAAAAATTTAGACTCGATTTTGAAGGAGCTCGAACTTTGCGTTTGTCAGAAGAATCAACTTTTACATTTAAAGTAAAGCGTTATGCGGACCTTTTGATGGATTGTTATTTGAGCGTGGATTTGCCTAATATATGGAGTCCTATATTTCCCCCAAACACGGATGCGGCCACCACAGAAAATAATAGTGGCGCGTGGATTCCATATGAATTCAAGTGGATCGAAAATATTGGAGCACAAATGATATCACAAATTACCATTACTTGTGGAAACCAAACATTACAAGAATATTCGGGCGCTTACATACTGGCAATGGCGCAGCGCGATTTTTCCGCGGAAAAGAAGGCGCTTTTTGATAAAATGATTGGAAATGTCCCTGAATTAACTGATCCGGCAAATTCGGGTAGTCGTGTGAATTCATATCCAAACGCATACTATACGACAAATCCAGCTGGTGCGGAGCCGTCGATTCGGGGTAGAACATTATATATCCCTTTAAATTCGTGGTTTACCATGAAAAGTCAGATGGCGTTTCCTTTAGTGGCTTTGCAGTATAATGAATTACAAATAAATGTTACCATGCGACCAATACAAGAATTATTTCAAATTCGTGATGTCATGGATAGTGTGAATAATTACCCTTATGTAGCACCCAATTTTAATTTATATTATATGCAGTTTTACCGTTTTTTACAAACTCCGCCAGATATAGAGTTAGGTGTAGGATCATATACAGACACCCGGACACTATGGAATTCCGATGTACATTTGAATTGTACATATTGTTTTTTATCAAACGCAGAATCTCGAATTTTTGCACTGAATGAACAAAAATATTTATTTCGACAAGTGCGAGAAGATATTTTCTACAATGTCACTGGGGCGAATAAAGTACAACTGAATTCGATTGGCATGATTTCAAATTATACCTTTTACATGCAGAGAAGTGATGCTAATTTACGCAATGAGTGGAGTAATTATACCAACTGGCCTTATAATTATTTGCCATATGATTTAACCCCAGCGCTAACAAGCGGTGATTATAAAATAACTCGGACAAATCCCGATGGTTCGACAAGTGTTGTCTATATTGGTCCAGGCGTAAATGCGGATGGTAAATTAACTGGGTGGATGTTAACCGGCAATTCTAATTTAGAGAATGAAA